CTTGTTCTAAAGTAATCGAAATTACGGTATGCGATTGTTCTCCCAGCATATTCTGATGCCAATGGTGCAAACTCATAGTCTTTATTAAACATATTTAAAATCATCATATATGCAAATGTTAACTCTGCCGCATCATCTACATTTGTTTTATTCTGATTTTGTTTTGTTCTAAACAGTCTACTTTCTGTGAACGTATTAACTAATTGTAATTTGCCTTTATATTGTTCCATCATTTTGTATTCCTCGATTGCAATACTTGACTGCATTTATCACTAGCATAAGTTGTAAACCATCTTGGAGCAAACGCATGTATCATACACGCATATGCGGCCTTTTCTAGTTGCCACGAAACCCACATTGCATGTTTAAAATGTTCCCAGCGTGTTTCGCCTACTTCTTCTAAGTGTAATTTACATTTCTTACTTAACATCTAACTAATCCCTTGGTGCGAAATTTGCCGCACTAAACTCTAATCTATCTACAATCTTCATTGCTCTACCAACATGGTCAACAATAACAAATCCTTCTGGATCTGTGACTTTAAATGAACCGTCTGGTTGTTCAATGAAACTGTCTATTGCTTTAATGTTCTTCATCTTTTGCTGAAACATCATTTTTACTGCTTCAACTTTAAGATATGCACGATACATTTCTGCAATTTGTGTCTCGTATGTATTTATGATATTAGCTAACGCATCTTTTGTTTGTAATCTAGCCTGTCCTGCTTTGCCTTCAGGTCCTGTAGCTAAACCGCTAATTTCTTTATCTAATTTATTATTTAAACCCTGTAAAAACTCTTTAACAAATTTAGTTACATCTGATTCTAATGCTTGTCCAGAACGTATTGGTAAGTTTGCGTGTGCCTTAATAGCTTGTACTAAGTCAATAGACCCTATCTTTTGATTAATTGCTTTGAAAGTATCTGCATCAATTTTCATTGAAGATAATTCTTTAATTGCTTGTTTAATCTTTGCAACATTTTCTTGCTTTAGTTGTACCTGTCCTGATACATCTTTAATACGTGCATCAGTAAACCAAACTTTAGATGAAGACTTAAGTTTACTTGAATCATAACCAAATGATGCTTTCATGTCTGCTAGACTATCGCCTGCATAACTTGTATGAAACACAATTCCTATTTCAGCCGACTGCATTTCTTTTGCTGTTTTGCTATCTGCTGGTACAACGTATGTGATTGTATTTGGTTTAAATGCAATATGAGATTTGCCATCTATATTAACAGTTTTCAAATCACCTTTAGTAAACAATAAGTCACCTTGTATAACACCCTCAATACCTAAGTCTTTTAGGTACTCTAATGATGCCGATAGCTTATTTCTCAAACCTGCTTTACTTACTTCTTCACCGTTCTTAGTAGTATCTTGGTGATTGTTTTCAATGTCAGCTTGTGATTTATTTAATTTTGGTGTTTTTGCAAATACGCCTTTTGTGCCTACAAAGAATTGTCCATCTGATGGATCTGTTCCGCAAAATACTGCCGGAGAACCATCCCATTTCGTAGTGATAGCGTCTCCGCCACCTTGTCCATCAAGTGTACTTAATAATTTAGTGAAAGTGTCTACGACTCTTTTTAATCCAGACGTACCATGCATAAACACAAGTTCTTCTGCGTGGTCTAAGTGCGTATTCTTATCTTCCTGTAATTCAGAATCTAGCAGACCTTTCATTTTATTATGAAAGCCTACTTGCTTAAGACGAGGTTTGCGTGGTCCTCTAAACCTACGTTCTCTGCCTTTGCTTAATGTAATCTCTCTTATTTTCATTTCTTATCCCCATACGGGCTTTCGCCTGTTAGATGTGGTCTAGCAAACCATAATTTAAACCATTCATCTGTTCCTGGCTTAACATCATGCTTTTTCATATATTGAGATTTTTCAGTACCCGAATAAGATATGTTTTCTTGGGTGGCTTGCTGTTGGTATGGTTTGTATATACCTGCAAGTTTTCTTAATTGATTTAACTGTTCTTCAAAATCCATCTATGTTTTAGCCTTGACACTTTTTATTCCACGTTTAAACTTCCTAGGGTCTTGTGACCTAATACTATTAACTAGACGCTTGGTCAAGTCATTTGCAGTATCCTCATCAAACTCTCTGCTAATAAATTCAATAAGATTTATAGCACCAGATATGATATGTTCGCCTTTTTGCTCAACCAAACGTTCTTTTTCTTTATCAAAAGCTAAAGAATTTAATTCATCAAATAGGCTTCTACGAGGTTTATCCATGATATTTCTCCGTTCTAACTGTATTTATCAGTTTTCATCAAAAGGAGAACGTGTCTTGGTCTTTAACATTGCTCTCAGATTCATTGCAACATCCGTTTTTTCTTCTGTTTGCGTTTCTTGTGTATTTACTGTAGTTTTCTTACGTAAATTTTCCATCAAGTCTGTAGCACTTGATGATGTTTGTCCATCATCTTCTGATGTATCATCTGAAATTCTTAAGCTATCTCTATCAAAAACTAGATTAACTTTACTTCCTACACCACTAGATGAACGAGTTTTTAATAACTGCAACTGATATTGTCCACGCTCACGCATTGTGTGACTTGTAAAAATACCAATAACGTTATCCGCTGTTTGAATTTTAGATATACCACCTGCAATATGAGAATGGTCAAATTCGATTTCTTCTACCGCACTTCTATTTAACTGTGATGCAGTAACCATAACTGTTTGAGTTTCCATAGCAAAGTTACGAATTTCTTCTGTAACATATTTGTCTTTGATAAACAAATCACTTGCTGATACTTTCTTTGTTGCAGGCATTAACAAATCTAAGTAGTCAATACACATACAATCTATAGATTTGCCTGTCTGTATTTGCAGTTCTTTGATGTATGACCTTACATCATTAATTGTAGAACCAGAAGGCATATACTTAACTCTTAACATGCCTGACTTCTTACTTTTAGTTCTAACTTGAAGTTCTACATCATCTAATTCTTTAAAGATACGTTTTGTACTTCTATCTGTTTGCATCGCATACATACGCATACTTGACAATGCTTCCGAAAGTTCCAGTGTTATGTAAACACAGTTCAATCCTGCTTCTGCCCAATTCAAACTCATGTTCTGCATGAACAAAGATTTACCTGCACCTGAACCACCTGCAAAAATAGTTATCTCGCCTCGGTTGATGCCACCATATAATTTGTCATCAAGCACCTTCCAACCAGTAGTCATTTGCCCATTGTTATCTTTGAGACCTTCAAGTACGCTTCTAGGATCTGCATAATAATCTGTACCCAATGAACGGGCAAGACCAGTCTGTACTGCTTCTTTAATTCTAAGTTCTACTTCACCATATTGACCTTGTTCAAGTAAATCTGCACTATCAATAATTGCACGTTCAATCGCTTTATGTCTACTAAATGTTTCAAACTCATCAATAAACCAATCTGTGTGTTGTTCAATATTATCTATTAATTCAATTTCTTGCCCTGTCTGTGCTTTAATTATAGCAGGAGTTGGTACAGTCGAGTATTCTTCGCTATGCTCAACTAAAGTTTCAACAACTTTTCTTAGATTTCTATCAAAAAATTTAGGTTCAACAATAGCACGTACCCGTGAATAAAGTTCAGGATCGCTTATCATAAATTGAACAAATAGTTTTTGTAAATCTACGCTATAATCTTTTACATCAGCCATATGTATATTCTACTCTCTCTCAGTATTAATGTCAACTGTTTTCTGCTCTTTCATGTAACAATCGTACACCCTATCAAAATTCTTATCTTCCCATTCATAATTATCTGTAAGAAATTTTCTTAACTTTTCTTTATCATATATGTATTCTAATTCAAGAACCTTATCTTCCTTACGTTTTTCTTTAGATATAATATGAGACTCATTCACATGTTTACTTAAATTAAATGGTACATCTGACTTATTTTTACGTAATTTATTACTATTAAGAATATCCAAACTCTTTTGTGTATTAATACAAATAAACAAAGTTTCATTAATTTTATAATACTTAGATAGTGCCTGATATTCCTTTAGTCCACCAAACTTATCAATTATATAAAATCCATCATGGAATGTCGTAATAGATGATTGTAAAGACCATCTGTCAGATGGAACCATATTTAATTTATACGAATGTACATCAATCATATTGATATATTGTTTTATACTACCCGGCTTATGTATCTCATTGCAAAATGTTCTGGAAAAATCAGC